GTTAATCAGATGGGTGATCTTGCCAAGGCTCCTATGATGGATCCTTCCAAGAACCCAGAAGTTATTGATTCTCTTAGAAATGCCGCGTCAAACGCCCAACAAGGAAACGTCGGAATCCCAAACATTCAATCCCCCCAGTGAGGAACTGAATCCGGCTGATTACGAAATTCCTGAATCCATTGAACTGTCCACCCGCAACAAATATGCTGGCAAGCCAAAGGTACGGGCCAATGCGTCCAAGCCTTTGATTGGTAGCCATGGTCCTAAGGTATCTAAGCCTACCTTTGGCACCGTGCGCGGCGAGTACAACTGATCCACAACACCAATGCCCGAACTTACGTTTGATTCCACTGATGACCTCGATGTAACCGAGGCTCGTCAAAACCGAGAAGCACAGCTCCTTGAAGTTGGAGAAAAACTCCAGGCTGAAGAGGACGCTCGTGAACAACGCAAGTATGACCAGGCCCGAGAGGATGCCGAGTCTGAATTGCGTTATGCTGGCAAGTTCAAGTCTGCTGAAGATCTTGAAAAGGCCTACAAAGAACTTGAGAAGAAGCTTGGTCAGAAGGACGAAACCACTCAAGAAGAGGGTGATGACACCCCGGATGTGAGTGAAGAATCTGATGAAGAGGCTGTTGAATCGGAAGAAGTCCAGACTATTCTGAAGGCTTCGGAAGAGTACTACTCCAACGATAACCAGCTGAGCCCTGAGACCGTTCAGAAGCTCAAGGAGCTGCCCTCCGAGAAATTGGTGGAGGCTTACCTAGAACTTCAAAAGAACGCCTCTCCTGTGGCTGCTAGGCCTCTCTCTGATGCCGAGGCCCAGGACATCGTTAAGTCGGTGGGTGGTCAGGATGCTTACAGCGAAACCCTGGCATGGGCCGCTGAAAACCTGACTCCTGCTGAAGTTGCTGCCTATGACAATGTAGTCAACAGTGGCAACAAGGACGCAATCTTCTTTGCAGTTCAAGCTCTTAATCAACGCTATCGTGACGCTGTGGGATTCGAAGGCAAACAAGTTTCCGGCAAGGCCGTGAAGAACTCCATCAAGGGGTTCCGTTCGCAGGCCGAACTGGCACGCGCCATCTCCGATCCTCGGTATCGTAATGATCCAGCGTATCGCATGGACGTTGAAGAAAAACTGGCTGCAAGTGGCGATCTGCTTTAAGTAGATTGTGGGGACTGCAATGTCCCCCTGCCTATTGAGGAAGGGACAACCTCGTTAAAAACCCAGTCGACTGGAGTATTGGCCCGGTGCGCTGGATACCCAATACAACGGATGTATTGCCCAAAAACTGAATACTTTAATCCGGATAAAAACCAAGTACTTGGGAAACTAATAAACCATTTATTTCCCTTAAAATCGTGACTGCAACTCTTACTCAACTTGGTCAGTCTAACAAGGCTGGCGATACGAAGGCTCTGTTTCTGAAGCTCTTCACCGGCGAGGTCTATGAGGCCTTCCGTAATGCTACCATTGCCAAGGGTCTGGTTCAGAACCGCACCCTGCGTAACGGCAAGGAAGCTCAATTCATTCACACCGGTCGTATTTCGGCTGGCTATCACACCCCCGGTTCTGCTATCCTTGGTAGTGGCAACCCTCCGGTGGCTGAGACCACCATCGCCATGGACGACCTGCTGGTGGCGTCTGCGTTCGTGTATGACCTGAACGAGACCCTGGCCCAGTATGACATCCGTGGCCCTATCGCCCGTCAGATCGGCCAAAGCCTGGCTGAGTTCTACGATCGCCGCATCTTCCGTGTGCTGGATCGTGCCTCTGGCCTGACTGCCGCTGTGACCGGTGAGCCTGGTGGTTTCCGCGTGAACCTGGGTGCCAACAAGGAGTATGATGCTCAAGCCCTGGTGGATGGTTTCTTCGAAGCTGCTGCCCGCCTGGACGAGATCGCTGCCCCCAAGGAGGGTCGTGTGGCCGTGCTGTCTCCTCGTCAGTACTACGCCCTGATCTCCCAGGTGGACACCAACATCCTGAACCGCGAATATGGCAACAGCCAGGGCAACCTGAACAGCGGCGAAGGTCTCTACGAGATCGCTGGTATCAAGATCTACAAGTCGAACAACATCCCCTTCCTGGGCAAGTATGGTTCGGCTGCTGGTGCCACCATTGATGCGGCTGCTGTGACTGGTGAAAACAACAACTACGGTATTGCTACCGACTTCACCAACAGCTGTGGCCTGATCTTCCACCGTGATGCTGCTGGCGTTGTGGAGGCCATTGGTCCTTCCGTCCAGACCACCGGTGCTGACACCAAGGTGATCTACCAAGGCGATGTGATCGTGGGCCGTCTGGCTTACGGTGCTGGTGCTGTGCGCGTTGCTTGCGCCGGTGCTTTCCGTAACGTGGCCTGATTACTTTTAATATGGGGCTGGCCAATTAAAGGTTGGCCCCTTTTCTTTTAATAAATTCTGTCCGATACAGATGACTACCAAACTACAAGCAATCAACCAGATGCTGTCTGGTATCGGGCAGGCACCCGTGGTGTCTCTCGATATTTCTAATCCCGAAATCGCCCTGGCGGAGTCAATCCTTGATGCCGTTAATCGGGAAGTTCAAGGCGAAGGTTGGCACTTCAATACTGAGGTCAACTATCCTTTTACTGCCGATGTTAATGGTCAGATCTTTGTGCCAGTCAATGTGCTGCAACTTTCTGACAACAAGTATTCGAATACGCAAAAGTACCAGACCGTGCTGAGGGACGGGAAACTTTACGATAAGATCGGGCACACCTATACCTTTACTGCTAACAGCACCGTGAAATGCGATGTTGTTTGGCTTTTTGACTTTGAAGATCTTCCTCAAGTATTCAAAGATTATATTACTCAACGTTCTGCTCGGGTGTTTGCTGGTCGAGCCCTTGGTTCCCAGGAAATGGTGACCTTCAACGCTCAAGACGAAGCTAACCTGCGAGCTAACTGTATTGCCTATGATACTGGCACCTCTGATGTAAATATCTTTGGTGTTGAAAGCGGGCAGAACTTCTACATTTCTTACACTCCGTTCCGAGCTATTGCACGATAATGGCTGCGATCTCCCAGAAAATCCCTAACCTTGTTGGTGGGGTCTCGCAGCAGCCTGATTCGATCAAGCTGAATAACCAGCTGCGGGAATGTACTAACTACTATCCTGATCCGACGTTCGGGCTTTCCAAACGGCCTGGTCTTCGTGGTATTCGTAAGCTGAACAACGCTGCTAATGGCGGTACTTGGTTCTCCATCTTTAGAGATGATGAGGAAAAGTATCTGGCTCAGTTTACCAATGCTGGTGTGCTGCGAATCTGGGATGCTGATAGTGGTATTGAGCAGACGGTAAATACGCCTGCTGCTTCTGCCACTACCTACGCAACACATACAGATTCTTCTGATCTTGCAGTACTCCAGATCAATGATTATACCTTTGTATTGAATCGGCAGATTACCGTTGCTGAAAACACCAGTGATCTGACTACTGCCGTTACGCCTTTTGGTTTTGTTACGGTTGGTGTTGTTGCTTATGCTACGACCTACAAAGTAATCATTGACACCAACACTTTCACTTACGCTACTCCAACCACCGCTACAACGCAGCTTAATGCAGATGATATTGTTAGCAACCTTGTTACCTCTATCAACGCAAACCCCGCTTATGTAGCCACAGCCATTGGTAACACGATTCATATCCGTCGTGCCAACAATGCAGACTTTTCCCTTGAAGCAAAGGGCGGTCAAAGTGGTGGTGCTATTCAAGCTTATAAAGGTTCTGTTAGCACAGTCTCTGAACTTCCTAGGCAGTTTCTAGATGGTGCAAAAGTTAAAGTATTGGCATCGGAAAATTCTGATGGTGATGATTACTGGGTAATCTTTCAAACCAGTGATAACAGTGCTAGTGGTGCTGGCATTTGGGAAGAAAGCATTGCTGGTGGTGTGGTTAAGACCATCAACGAATCCACCATGCCCCATGCTATTATTCGGGAAGCAAACGGCACCTTTACTTACCGTAAGTTGGATGCAGCGTCAGCTGCTGCTACACCTGCTACAGCTACGGTAACTGGTGTTCCCCAAACCGTTTCCATCCTTACTTCGGGTAATGGTCGGTATGCGGTTGGTCAAAGCTTTCCTGTGTATGGTGGTACTGGCATCAACCTGCGCCTTAAGGTGACCAGCACAACGACCAATGTCACCACCACAAACGTGGCCTGGGTTCCTAGCCCCGTTACCTATGTAGAGCGCATCGTTTACACAAACGGTACGCAGGTATATAACTGGTATTTTAACGGACAAATCGTTAGAACTGCTGGTACGGACGCAGTGTTTACCATTGCCAACAACCAGTATCATGTGTTTGGTTCGTATAACACGGTAGCCTCTGGTGCGCCTAATGTGGCCCTTCGCCAGCAGGCTGGGGTTCAGATTATCACCACCGTAACGGGCGTGATCAATGGCGTTAGCATTAGCCGTGCTGGTCGCAGCTATACTGCTTTAGATACTGTTACCAATGCTGAGGGCGACACCTTCCGCGTAAATACGGTTGCGTCTGTTACTTCCAATGTAGACTCGATT